TAACAAATAAAGTTGAGGGAACTATATTTTATGATAAATCAGTTGATCAGCTTAAAGCATGGAATGGCTCAGCTTGGATAGGGGCAGAAGCAGGAGATATTGAGGGAGTAACAGCAGGAACTAACCTTAATGGTGGTGGTACTTCTGGAACAGTCACAGTTAACTTAGATTCAACAGTAACCTCAGTAGCTTTACAAGACTATTCAGAGGTAGATGTTGCAGTAACAAGCTCATCAGGTGTTATTGCTATAGATATGGATAATGGAAACACAGGATCTATTACTTTAACAGAAAATATTACAGATATAGATTTTACTAATGTTCCAACATCAGGTGTTTCAACATTTACTTTACAAATTACACAAGATAGCACAGACAGAACAGTTGCAATCAATGCAGTAACAGTTAATGGTGGTGGAGATGTAACTGCAAAAACAGCAGGTGGTGCAGGGTTTACAATGTCAACAGGATCAGGTGCAATAGACTTAGTGACATTCTTATTTTTAGATGCAGGTACACCATTACTTAATGCACTACAAAATTTTAGTTAGGAGTTAGCTTATGCCATTAGGTGCAGCTAGATTTGGACTTCTTGGAGGAGTTGCAGATTTAGGCAAATTAGAATTAATTGAAACTCAAACAATAACAACAGCAGGTGCAATAGATTTTCTTGATTTACAAGAAAGTACATATAATGTACACCTATTAACTTTTGATGATTTTGTTACAACAGCAGTTGGAGATGCTTTTTCTATAAGAGTATCTAATGATGGTGGTAGTACTTTTGAAACTTCCAATTATCAATATGCACTTCAATATGGACAAAGTAATGGGAGTTTTGGGGAATTAAAAAGTACATCTGCAACAGGTTTAAAAGATATATCAGGAAATATTCAAGGAACTAATGCAAGGGCTAATGGTTATGTATATTTATATAATCTTGGTAATTCAAAATATAGTTTTATTACTTTTCAATCATCAACAACAGTAGTTTCAACACTTATATTGCAAATGAGATTTGGAAGTGGTGTTTATACAGTAGCTGAAACAATAAATGCACTAAGAATTGATGGGGATAGTTTTACAGGTACTCCAACAGGTGGCACAATATCCCTATATGGAATTGCAGAAAGTTAGATTATGGCAGGAAGTTTAGAATTTATAAAATCTGTAGAGGTAACAACCTCATCATCTAGTGTTGATGTAACAGATTGTTTTAGTGCAGATTATGATGTTTATAAAATAACAACTAATGATTTTTCTACTGTAGGAACAACTAATACAGGTTTAGATATGAGATTTTTAGATAGTGTTGGTAGTGTAGTATCTGATAGTGATTATGATATTGCTTATCTTACTATGAAAGCAGAAACATTATTTACACAAGATAGAGGAACAAATAGGTCATTATTAGAAAACTTTTTTTCTATTACAGACCAAAGCCCAGAAGCTACAAGTTCAGTAAGTTATGTGTTTAATCCATTTTCAAGTTCATCATATACTTTTGTTTTAAATCAATCTGCAAGATTTGCAGCTGGAAGTTTTAGAGGACAAAAATATATAGGTGTTTTAAGACAATCTGCAACTATGTCAGGTTTTAGATTATTTGAACTTAATACAAGACCATTTGATGAGGGAAAAATATCAGTATATGGAGTTAAATAATGGCAGGTAGCTTAATAAAAATAGATGAAGCAATAGTTACATCAGCAGTAGCAAGTGTATCTCTGCTTGGGATTGATAGCACTTATGATGTGTATATGGTTAGATATAATAATGTTACAGCAGGAACAGATAGAAGTACTTTAGAAATTAGAGTAACTGTTTCAGGAACACCTGATACTACATCAAATTATGATAGTGCAAGTAAATTTTTTAGAGCTAATACAGCATTCAGTAATGTAAGTGCAACAAATGAGGATAGAAGTAGTATTACAGTTCAAACAGGAACAACTACAAATGAGCAAGTAAATGGTTTAATATATTGCTTTAACTTTCCTAATGCAAGTGAATATAGTTTTTTAACTATTGAAGGAACTATGCTTGATTATAATAGCCAAAATACAGGATTACAGGGTGGAATTGTAAATACAGTCAGTCAAATTTGTGATGGATTACAATTCTTTTTTATAGATAATGGTGGTAGTTCTGCAAATATTGAAGTTGGAAGTCAATTTGTTTTATATGGTTTAAAAAAATAAAAGTATGATAAGATAGAAAGGATAATTATGGCAACATTAGAAGAACTAACAGTAGTAGCAACTCAAGAAATTGAGGAAGCTAAACCAATGTATAAACAAGTCAATAATGAAAGACTTGAATTTACAGAAGCTGATTATGACCAAGCTATTGTAGATTTAGCTAATAGTAAGTTTGATGAACAACAAAATGGCTATATAGAAGCTAGACAACAAGCTTATGGATCTGTGCAGGATCAACTTGATATGCAATATTGGGATGGTGTCAATGGCACTACTCTTTGGGCAGATCATATAGCACAAGTAAAAGCAGATTATCCAAAACCTGCATAAATTGTCATAGATTACAGCTAATCTATAGTTATAGGAGGTTGGCTATGGACTTAGAGCAATTTTCACAACAACAGGGATATAAACACACAGGGCAATTTTCTCATAGGAATTTCATCCTAAAAGATGAAAAAGCTAAAGAGATTTTCCTTAAAATAGCTAAAGAAGCAGAAGAAAAGCACATATCTGATACTGTTGCAGCTCAATATTTAGTATTTAATCACAAAGAGTTTGAACATCTTAATTACAATACAGTAAGAAGATATTTTAAGGATTATAGGTATGGACTCATTAGATAAGTTTGCACAAACAAGATCCAATAAATCTACACATAAAAAGAACAAAATTAATCATCCTAAAGGCTTTGAGCCTAGTGTGTACTACTCAGAAAAAACTAAATCAGGAGAGATAGTATCAAAACCACAGCCAACTAATAATGTTGATTGGCAGGAGCAATTAGAGTCTTATTTTGGTGTAGATGCAGGTAATTATAGAGTTGTAGAGAATACAGCAGAGATAAGGTTTTGGGATGTCAATGCAGGAATGGGGCAGATAGAAAGGCTCTATTACTTTAAAGCTAAGATTGTATCTAATGAAGTCTATATGCCTGATGAGGACTTTAAAAAGCTTTTACAGTTAGCTAGTAAGAAAAAACCACTACCTAAACAAAAAGTAACTAAAAACACTAAAACATTTACAATAGCACTTGCAGATTTTCAGATTGGTAAGGGTGGGACTGAGGAATCTATAGAGAGATTTATGAGCTATATTCCTAAGATAAAAAAGCAGGTTAAAGAGTTACAGAAGCATGAAACTATAGATCAGGTGCTGTTTGCAGGGCTTGGGGATCTAGTTGAGGGCTGTAGTGGACATTATGCCATGCAAGAGTTCCAGACTGAGCTAGATGATAGACAACAACAAAAAGTAGCAAGGAGAATGATTTATACCTTAATAAAAGAGGTAATGCCTCTATTTAAAAGAGGATTAGTTGCTTTTGCAGGTGGTAATCATGGAGAGAAAAGGCAGAATGGAAAAGCCTATACAACTTTTGGGGATAATAAGGATGTAATGTTAGCTGAGGAGTTACAAGAGATATTTAAAGAAGCTCCTGCATATAAAGATATATTAGATTTTATTATCCCAGAGAATGAACTATCTTTAACTTTTGATGTATCTGGTGTTGTTTTATCAATATTACATGGGCATCAGATGAGATCAGGGGCAAATTCACAGGCTAAATCAAGAAAATGGCTATCTGATCAAGCTTTTGCAAGAAATTCTATAGCTGATTCAGATATTTTACTGCATGGGCATTATCACTATTTCTTAGCTTATGAGAGTTCAGATAGGCTTATAATACAAGCTCCAACACTAGATTCAGGCTCTGAGTGGTTTGAAAACACTAAAGGAGATAAGTCTAGGGCAGGAATGCTCACTCTAGTAATTGGAGGAGAAGAGAAATGGGACTATATTAAAGTTATAAGGTAAATATGAATAAAATTAGTAGAGAGCAATGGGGTGCTTATCCACCTAAGAAAAATTACTCTCACAACATAGACATAAAAGGACTTGCAGTTCATTATTCAGCTATTGCAGCTCCTGAAAATGAATTAGAGGAAATTCAACAACTACAAAACATACAAAAATTTCATCAAGTAGATAGAGGATGGAATGATATTGGTTATAGTTTCTTAGTTGGAGATTCAGGTAATCTTTATATTGGCAGGGGTTTTGGTAATAGACCTGCATCACAGGGAACTAATGATGGGAATAAGCAATATTATTCTATTTGTTGGTTGGGTGGAGTAAATGATACACCTAGTAGCAAAGCACTAAAAACAATAAAACAATTATGGAAAGAGATAGGAGGAGAGCTTAAGCCTCACAGTTCTTTTAAAGCAACAAATTGTCCAGATGATTTTCTTAGAAATTGGATTACTAATATACAGAAACCTCAGACTGATAATAAAGATAAAGAACATCTTGTGTTAGTAGATCCCTTAAAAAAAGATTTAGAAGATATTAAAGATGAGATTAAACATTTAAAAGCAGAAATCAAAGCTCTTAGAGAAACTTGGATACTAAAAGGCTTACAAGCTCAATAATAACATGAAATCAAAATGTCATTCCTGTATGGAATCATTAGAATTAATAAATAATGCTTTTGTCTGCATTAATAAAAAATGCACACAGTTTAAAAAAGTACAAGCAAAGATGAAAGAAGAGGAATAGTATGTCAGATGAATTAAAAGACTTATTAGAGAGATGTATATGGACTTTTATAGAGGCAGCAGCTTCTGCATTAGTTATAACACCTGCTTTAGGTATTGATATTTCTAACCTAGAGATTGCAGCATTAAGTGGTGGAGCTGCAGTAATGTCTGTTTTAAAGACCTATGCAAAGAAAAAAATAAGCTAAACTTAAAGTAGATTGTTATCATTCAATAACTAGAACTTGAGGGATTACTAGCAATAGCATCTTTCAGGATCTGAAAATAAAAAAGAGGAGATTTGTATCTCCTCTTTTTTTATGTAAAAGATGGCTCTAGTAAGGGCTTACATACATATACAAAGGGGTTAGTATATTTGATTTAACTACTAGAGCCAATACCAGTATAACTTCTGCTTGGAACAGAAAATAATTTATATCTGCTTTTTAAATTATTGTCCTAGTAGTTGTTTATAGTGTTCAATACATACAAAATATTTTTCTAGCTCTAGGAAAAAAATATTTGATTAATAGATCAACAAAGTGGATTAGCTAGACCATTATAAACTAGGGTTAGAGCCTATTACTTCACATATATAAAATGTTCACTAAATAGAGTTCATTCTGGTTTTTGGGAGGGAGTGACACAGGGTTAGCACTAGCCACACCTTACTTAAGATCAACTGATAGCTCTTGAGCTTATTGAAGAGCTCAAGAGCAATCTATTATTTCTTTTGATCCTTGACAGTATGACAAATTTTTATTAGATTGGTCTAATAAATACAAAGGGAGAATAAAATGACTACTACATTAACCAGGTATAAATTATCTGCTTATAAAAAAAATCTAAATAACAAAGAAGATATAGTTGATTTTGATTTAGGTTGTGTTGATGATTATATTGCTATTCAAAAATCAGAAAATATTATCAGAAAATCTCATTCTGATAATGTAAAATGCTATAGGGTTTGGGATTGCACAAATAATAAATTAATTAAAGTTATTAATTTATGGGATGTTAAATATAATATATAAACAAAGAAAGGGGAATTAATTATGTTAATTCAAGAAATTATCTATCTAGGCTTTGTTGTCTATGGAGTTATATCTCTATTAATGACAATTGCTTATGTTAGCTTAAAGCTAGATGATAAAAGACTAAGAGAAAATAAGAAAAATCTGTATGATGTTACAGACTTTGAGTCCAGACTAAAAGAGGGGGAAGTTCTAAACTGGTGCAACTTGTTTACAGGTACACATCACTTTGATGCTCCTGCAGATGATGGAAACTTTATCTGCTTAAAGTGTTGGACACATGAGGGCTATGAAATGTCTGAATTATGATGGTTGTTATGTATGCTAAAACTATACATCAGTTAGCCAAAAAAATATCAGTACATTACAGTATGAAAGATATAAAAAGATTAATAGACTTATTACAAGTTGAAATTAATATAAAAGAAACTAACAATAATAAGTTATTGTTTAGAAAGGGGAAATAAATGGCAATGCCAAAGTTCTTAGAGGACTATACAACTGTTGATGAACTTATCAGCAAAATGAATAAAGAATATCCAAACTGCAGATTGGTTGCAGAGATGGTAGATAATGGGGATGATTGGGTTATTTTTAAATCATCTTTCTATGAGAACAAAGAAGATACAGAGCCAAAAGCTACAGGCTATGCAAGACAAACTAAAGCAGATCATAACTCTTGGTTTGAAATGGCAAGTACTAAAGCTAATGGCAGATGCCTTAGAGTAGTATTCTCTGAATCAACCACAGCAGAAGAGATGATTGGAATAGCTCCTAGTAAAGAAGCAGCTCCAAAAAAATCTATTGAACAAGAGTTAGAGAAAGCAAATATTAATTATGTTGATGTTTCAACTTCTCAAACTCATGTTATTAACAATGTGAAAAGTTTTGCTATGGATCTTGCTAGTGAGAATAAAACTAATGCTGCTAACTGGTATGCACAGGCTTTAGGAGAGCTTGGCATTAATGAAAAGCAGTTAGATATAAACAATATGCAAACTGTTAAAAATAAAATACAGGATATAGCAACTGAAATTCAGGTTGGTGGTGCATAATGTTAGGTATATTTGGTAGAATTAAACCTTTATCTGTTTTAGAGGATATACAGCAAGAGTATAAGCCATCAGAATTTAGAAAGATTCAGTACATTTTGGAACTAGAGGGCTTTATCTGCTCTCTTGATCCAGAGTTTAACAAGAATGGCATTCTTAGAAAAGCTGTTAACAGACTTAGGACTCAATATAATGCTTTAATTTATACTGAGATTTGTAACTGTGCCAATAAACAATATGCAAAGCTAAAAAAGGATGGATCTCCATTTATGCACAAAGCATATATAAAAGATTGGGCATTATAAGTGCTAAGTAACATTCTTTTCTATTTAAAAAATCTTATTTTTAAATGGAATAAAACACCTAAAGAAATTAGAAATTTTGTGTGTTTTATGTGTGGTAGATCTTTTATCTTTCCTTTTTATAGTAAAGATTATGTAATCTGTAATAGTTGCTTTAAAAAATTATAATGATTGAATTATTTATAGGTTGCTCTTTATTTCTGCAAACAGTTATAACTGAGCAATCTATAGATGACTATTTTCTCTGTAATCATTTACAAGATGTTAAACAATGGTATTTTAAAACTGAACAGCATTTTGGAGATGATACTTTGTTTGCTTTAGCTGTTATGTCTTGTGAATCAGATGGCAGGGCTAATGCAACAGGCTATAACAGAGATGGAAGCTATGATCAGGGTTTGTTTCAATTTAATAACAAAACTGAAAGATGGCTAGAAAAAGATATCTATAATAAGGATTTAGATATGTATGATCCAATAACAAATATAAAAGCTGCTAGATGGCTTTCTTTTTATGATGGTTGGCATCATTGGAACAGTAGTAAACATTGTTGGGAAAGATATGTCAGATCAAGTTAATAAAAACCACAGAAGAGTATTTGTAGAGGATGAATATGAGTTATATGATGTTATAAAGGCTAGACCTTTTTGGCAAGATGTATGCACAGTTAATGGATGGGATATAGTAAAAAATGAAGAGGATTTTGCAGAAGACTTTGTATGCAAAATTAATAATGAGTTATATTTTATGGAGTTACAGGTTGTTGGTTATTGGCATAATTTTAGCAAAGATTTTATAAGCAATTTATGGATTTCTGCTAGTAAAATAAATAATCTAAAAAAAAGAGCTGCAGAAAAAAAAACAAAAGCAGGATTAATTTTTCTTAATTGTGTTCCAAATAGGTTTATTGGTGTTAATATCAATCAAATTAAAGATGAATATAGAATTGTACAAAATTCAAAAGAAAAATCATATAAAATACCTATAAAAGAAATAGATTATATATATCAAGAAGTTTTGGACAATAATTTTTGTGATTGTTTAGAAAATCATTATGAAATTATGCTTCAAGGGAATGGCAGAATACCAATGGGAAACAGAGCAGAAAACATAAGAGGAAAAAATGGAATATGCTGCAGATGATATAAATTATGGTTATTTGTCTATACTTATGCACATAAATTCAGAGAATACATTAATTGACAAGATAGAAAATATTAATCCTATTGATGGCACTATTGAGCATCCTATATTTGGTAGAAATAGAGGTGGCATTAGTTTTAGTTTATTTCTTAGAGGTTTTACTACAGTATTTGAAGCTGTTATGAATCATGGGGATAGATTTGATGTTCATGTTATTAATGAATCAGGTACTACAAGTATTATTGATGAGGATTTGGATCACTTAATTTATTTATTGCATATACTTTATATAAACAAGAAAGCAGAAGAGGATGAATTGCTACACAGGGCTTTAGATCCACACACTTACAGGAAAGTTGCAAAAAAAATGCACTATAGAAATGATCCCCCATTTTAAAAAGAATCAGAAAGTGCAATTTGTAGAAGCAGCAACAGATTTTATTGATCCACCTACACAAGAAATTTTGTGGAGATATGGTAAGATTTTATTCAAAGTTAAGTCAAAACATGGTGCTATTTCCTACTATATAGAGGAAAATAAAAAGAAAGTAAAAATTTCAAAATATTTGATTTTTCCTGTAAATTAGAACTATGGCAGACAATGGTTTTACACAGAAAGAAATGCTCCAATTAGTGCTAAATAAATTAGATGATCTAGAAGATAAACTAGAAAACAAATTGGACAAATCAGAGTTTTATAAGGTTTTAGGGATAGTAGCTACTTTTATATTAGTTATTGGCTCTATAATGATGTAATGAAAGCAACAGTAAACCTAAATCAAGTTTTACAAGGTGGTTTAGCTGCTCTTGTAGCTTGGTTGTTTCAAACAGTTAATCAATTACAGTCACAAGTTGCTGTGTATATGGTACAAATACAAAAACTAGAAGAGAATATTGTTGGTTTAGCTATGAGGGAAAGAGAACTAAACTCTGCTTTAACAGATGTTCTTATTAAGCTTGGTGGCTAATGATTGAATTTTTAGTAGTGATGTGGTTAAGTGTTAAAAAAAATAAAAGATAATCTAGGTTTAGTAGTAACAGGAATAGCTCTTATGTCCTCTGTTGGTGCAGGAATACAATCCCTTAATGCTGTTTTAACTACTCTTACAGGCATTGATGATAGGATGAATACTATTGAATATGAGTTTACAAGCCTCAAAGAGTCAACCTATGTACAAAATGATATAGCTGTTTTATATGAGAAAATACAACAATTAGAGATGGCAGCACAAAATGTGGGCAGATTTAATGAGGAAATGGCTGCATTACAAACTAATTTAATGAACTTAGAACAAAATTACTATGATTTAAAGTTTGATACAGAGCAATCTTTAAGGGATAGTGGTTTTGATTTAGATAGATATTATCTACTAGAGAAGTGGGAATATCAAGATTTAAATGATTCTTTGACTAGGGTACAAACACAGATAGAGAGTGTCAATCAAAATATTTGGCAACTTGATGATTTAAGTAAAAGAATTGCTTGGCTAGAGGCTAATAATCATGACCACTAAATGCTTAGTAATTTTTAAAGAAGATGGATCATTTACACAGATTTGCAACTGTAAGTATGGTAGTGAATACTGTAAAAATAAATAATTAACAAGTTATACTGCTTTTATGGATTATATTGATGATATGTCTTTAGCTCTACCTAATCAACAACAGGTAGGTGAATCTAATGTAGATTTTAAAAGGTTTCAATACTATTTAGGGCTTGGAGCAGGTAGAACACTTAAAAAAGTTTCCAATAATTTCAGTCTTACAGATAGAAGAATTTATCAAATCTCTAGCAAAAATCAATGGGTTGATAGAGTAAAAGCTATAAATAAGATGCTAAATGAGCAGATAGTACAGGAAGTTTATGCACAAGTTGGGGAAACTGCAAGAGATCTAGCTGAAAGCTTAAAGCCTTTAATATTTAGAATTATAAGTGAAATAAATGAAAGAGATTTAGCTTCAATGAATCCTACTGAACTTAAGGGAATATTAGATGTTTGCTACAAGATGATTAGCCAGATTTATGGCTTAGGAAGTCCACAAGTACAAGTAACACAGGTTGAATATCCACAGATTAAGTTTAAGTGGGATTGGGAGCAGGATGATGAGCCAGATTATTGAGGCAACTCCACCTGATTTGCATTCTGGACAAATAGAAGTAATACAAGCACTAGAAGAGAAAAGGTTTATTATTGCTGTTTGTGGCAGGAGGTGGGGTAAAACTACTCTTTCTTTAGTTGCTGCTGTAGATCAAGCTCTTAAAGGACTTAAAGTATGGGTAATCTTTCCTGTATATCCACAGGCTTTAGAAAGTTGGTTAAATCTTAAATCATTAGTTAGACAACTACCAGAGGAATATGCAGAAACAAGAGAAGTAGAGAAAAGAATAGTTCTCAAGAATGGTGGATCTATACAGATTAAATCAGCTAACAAGCCAGAAACTCTTAGGGGTGCAGGTGGTATCAGCTTAATTATCTTTGATGAGGTTGCTTATCAAGAGAAAGAAACTTGGGATACAGTTAGACCAATATTATCTGATAGCTTAGGTAAAGCTTTATTTATCTCTACTCCTAATGGGATGAATTGGTTTTATGAGTTGTTTGATAATGCTAAGAGGAGAAAAGATTGGGCAGTCTTTCATTATCCTACTGAGAATAGTCCTAGAATTAATAAAGATGAGTTAGCACAAGCCAAAGAGGAATTAGGCTCATTAGTGTATGCTCAAGAGTTTCTAGCAGAGTTTACAGAGGTAGGGCATATGTTTAAAAGAGAATGGTTTGCTTATTATGATGTTATTGCAGGGGATGATCCTGAATATGTATTTCAAGATGAAGTAGTCAAACATAGTGAGTTATCTATCTTTGGCACAATGGATACAGCTTTAAGTATTAAGGAAACAGCAGATTACTCAGTAATAATGGCAGTAGGATCAACTCCTAGTGGTAAACTCTTAGTATTGGATATATTCAGAGATAGACTAGAAGCTCCAGAGCTACTACCTAAAATAGAATCAATGATAAATAAATGGAACATGGCTTGGTTAGGTGTAGAGGATGCTAGTTTTGGTTTGGGTATTATCCAGATGGCTAGGAGGCAGGGTTTGCCTATTAGAAACTTAAAAGCAGATAAGTCTAAGACTGCAAGAGCAGTTCCTGCAGCAGCAGGGTGTGAAAATGGTACTATCTACTTTTTGAAAAATGCTAAATGGTTAGTAGAATTTGAAAGAGAATTAACTAGCTTTCCATCTTCTGGATCTCATGATGATCAAGTAGATGCTCTAGCTTATGCAGCTAGATTTGGTATAGTTAGAAAAACAACATGGAGTGTAACCTAATTGGGAATAGCAGACAACATTAGAGGCTTTTTTAGTCAACAGGAAGTCAATACAGAAAAGAAAACATTTAACAACTTTCCAACATCACAGGTAGTCTTTCCTTTTAACTCTGATGCAGGTTTCTTTAGTGGTGTAAATCAGATGAGTCCAGAGGGCAATTCAGCAGCATTAGCCTGTTTAAATGTTCTTGGTACTGCATTTAGTGAGCCACCACTTAAAGTATATTTAAAAACACAAGAGGGACAAGAGTATGTAGAGAATCATCCTGCTGCAGTACTACTAGAAAATCCTAATCCAAATATGACTGCTAACTTAATGAATAACTATATTGTTACTTCTGTAGCTGTGTATGGAGATGCTTTTATCTTAAAACTAAGGAATGATGCAGGTGCAGTAGTACAGCTTATCCCTTTACTACCAGATATGGTTGAGGTTAAAGGTAATGATGAGAAGTTAATTACTAAGTATCAATATAAACAAAAAGGCAACACTTTAGACATAATGCCAGAGGATATGATACATCTTAGAGAGAGAATAGATCCTAGAAACCACAGAAGAGGATTAGCTCCACTTAGATCAGTTATGGTTGAGATTTTAGGAGATGCTGCTGCTTCTCAGATGGGTGCAGCATTAGTTAAGAATACAGGTGTGCCTAGTGTTGTTATAAGTCCAAAGAATGATTTATCAATGACAAGTGATGAGGCAGAGAATATAGCTGAGGTATTTGGTAGAAGATTTGGTGGAGAGAACAGAGGCAGACCATTAGTTATCTCTGGTGGGGAAGTAGATATACAAACACTTTCTTTTACTCCTAAAGATTTAGAACTAGGGAAACTTAGATATATTAATGAAGAGAGAATATCTGCTGTGCTTGGTGTTCCTGCAATCTTAGCAGGACTAGGAGCAGGACTAGAGAGAGCAACATATTCTAATGTAAAAGAATTAAGAGAGTTTTTTACTGAGCAGAAGTTAATTCCTATGTGGAATCACTTTGCTAATGAGTTCACTAAACAACTTTTATTAGAGGATTTTGAAACTAATCCTGCTTACTGCTTTAAGTATGATTTATCTGATGTCAGGGCTTTAAGTCAGGATGAGGATGCAACAATGGCAAGAATAGTGCAGGGTTACAATGCAGGGTTTATAACTGTTAATGAAGCAAGACAAGCTAATCAGCTACCTGCTTTAGACAATGGAGATTACTTTGTAAGAAATATGACTGTTGCAGAAGTTCCTGTAGATGGATCAGAAGTAACAATGTATCATGCTCCTTTAGAGTATGCAGCTGATGAAACAGTTGAGGCTAAAGGTAAGGATGCTCATGTCATAACCTCAGATGGAGAAAGAGTACATACATCATGGCTTGAAAAAGATGATGAGCCAGAGGAAAAGGCTTTAGAAACTAAGGTTGATAATGTACCAACTTACATTCAGAAAAATGCACAAAGAGGATTAGATCTACTTGAATTTGCAGGAGATGGCTTAACTGATAAAACAAAGAGAGAGGCTAGGGCTATGGCTAATGGCACTATCTCAGATAGTAAAGTAGTTAGAATGGCAGCTTGGTTTAGTAGGCATGAGGGAGATTTAGACTCTGAGGATGCTAATGCTTATCTTTCAGGAGATAGAGAGAATCCTACTAAAGGGCAAGTAGCTTGGTTGTTATGGGGTGGAGATATCTCTAAGAGCAACAAGATGAGAGCTTATAACTGGGCTAACAAAGAAGCTGAAAAGGTTAAAGAAGAGAAATCAGAGAAGTTTGATCTATATGGTTGGGAAGAGCCAACAACTAAGTTTATTGGTTTACCTACTGTAAAAGCTATGCAAACAGATGAAGAGAAAGCTGCTTATTGGAAGTCTATAGATAGCCTAAGACAAAAATGGGAAGATACTTTCCAAACTGTATATGCTAAAGAACTTAACAGACAAAGAAGAGCAATCTCTAAAGCTATTGCAGGTAGTTCATCACTAGATGCTATGGAAACAAATATAGATATAGTTATTGAAGATACTAAGTTTGATAAAGAGTTATTACCATTGTTTTATTCATTAACTGATGATTTCTCAGTTAGAACTTATGATAATCTTTTCCCTAAGAATGATGCTTTTAAGGCAGCAAGTCCAACTGATTTAGGAGTTACTGTTACAGAGGAACAGGCTATTAGAACAGTATTTGATACATTAGCTGAGTTACTTCCTGCAGGTAGAACACTTAAAAAGATTGTTGAAAATGGTTTCTATAGAGGGCAGAGGAATGTTCCTGCTGCTGTAGGTACAGTATTTCAAGATGGACAATCTGCTAGTTTCTTACAAGAGAATGCTAAATCTATTATGAAAGACTTAAATAAGACTACAAAGAAAAGAGTATCTACCATAGTTGCTAAAGCATTAAAAGAGTTTGAAGATTTAGGGATAGTTAATCCTGTTGCAGGTACTCCAGAGGGAGATAAATTCTTTAAACAGTTATCTAAAAACATTAATACAGTTCTAGGTGGGCAATCACTTAACAGAGCTAAGACTATTGCAAGAACAGAAGTTGTTAAGGCTAGTTCTTGGAGTCAGCAAAGAGCTGCTAAGTCCACAGGAAAGACCTTAGAAAAAGAGTGGGTATCAAGAAGAGATGGTGTTGTTAGAGAGGCACATTTTATATTAGATAATCAAAGAGTTCCTGCAGATAGCTTTTATCTGTATAATGGAGTGAAGTTAGACTTTCCTGCAGATCCTAAAGCTCCTGCAGCTTTAACTGTGAATTGCAGGTGTACAGAAGCATATATTGAGGTAATAGATGAATGAAGAGTTAAAAAGACCAGATGACCTATCTTTTAAGAATGCTCCTATTGAGCTAAAAGAAGATGGAGATACAAGATACATAGAGGCAGTTTTTTCATTATTTGACACTATAGATAGTGATAATGATGTTACTAAAGCCAATGCACTTAGATCAGGCTACACAGGGAACAAAGTTCCTTTAGTGTGGAATCATGATTGGAGTAAAGTTATTGGCAGAGGCATCATAGAAACAGATAATCAAAAAGCTGTGTTTAAAGGTTATTTCCTTAATACAGAAGCAGGAAAAGAAGCCTATGAAACTGTTAAGGCTATGCAAGATATGCAACAATTCAGTTATGGCTTTCAAGTAATGAAATCAACTAAAGGAACACACATTGACTCTAAAGGAGAGGAAGTCCCTGTAAGAGTCTTAGAGGATGTAAAAGTCTGGGAAGTTTCTCCTGTACTTGTAGGAGCACAACAGAACAGCTTTGTTCAAGCTCTTAAATCAGGACTACAAACTTTTGATGATGTAGATACAGAGTTTGAGGAAGTCAAACAAGAAGATGAAGAGTCTAAGTATGGAAAATGTACTTATGAAAAAGATGGCAAGTGTGCCAAAGAAAAAGATTTAAATATTTCAAGTGAAACTGATGCAAGTGTCAGTAAATCATCCCAACAGGGTATGAGGCTTGGAGATCATGCTGTTACTTCTCTTGAGGAGTTAAAGGCATTTACAGAGAGAATAGAGGATCTAGCTCTTCTAAGAAACTCTGAAAAAAAGACACTTAGCTCAAAATCTACAGAGCTTGTAGCTAAATATCTACAGGGTGTGAGTTCAATCTATAACAGGTTGGATGATGCTCTTGCAGGTTATGGCTATGATCCTGTTAAAGATGATGAGTTATTCCTAGAAGTTCAAAAGAACTTAATGGAAAATAATTAGAGAGGAAATATAATGGCAACATTAAAAGAATTAAGAGCAGAAAAAGCTCAAAAATCAGAAGATCTTGCTAAAGTATTTGATTCTGTGAAAGATATGTCTGAACTTTCTTCTGATCAAAAAGAAGAAATCAAGAGAAGAAATCAAGAATTAGCTGACCTTGGAGATTCAATAACTGAACTTCAAGACTTAGAGGGAATGAAATCCCAAAATTCTGAAATGATGGAAGCTGCTAAAAAAGTTTCTGGAGTTCCTGTTTATGGAGAGCCAGAAGTAGAAGCTCCAAAATCTCTTGGACAACAATTCATAGATTCTAATGCTTACAAGTCTTTTGTTGATTCTGGAATTAAGAACATACCTTTTGAGGCTAAAACAGATGTAACAACATCAGTTTGGACTAGAGATACAGTCTATCAGCAAGTAATACCTGCTATAGAGCCAAATCCTAATCCTGTTCTTGATTTAATTGACACAATCAATACAGATCAAACAACATATTATTTCTTGCAAGAAACTGCAACAAATAATGCTGCAGAAACTGCTGAGGCAGCAGCTGCACCAGAAGATGCTTTCAGCTATGCAGCTGTAACAGCACCTGTAAGGAAATTCATCACAACTCTACCTATAACAAGTGAGTTGCTTGAAGATCAAGCAGGAGCAAGAGCATATTTTGATGGAAGATTAGCTAACCATGTTATGCAAAGACTAGAACTTCAAGTAATTGGAGGAGATGGAATTGCACCTAACATTAAAGGAATCCTTAATCAATCAGGGCTTAATACACTCACTTATTCAGCAGGATCATATCCTGCAACTGTAGGTGGTAAATTAAGAACTATTCTTGAGGGTATCAAAGATGTTGAAACTAATGGTAAGTTAGCTCCAGATGCTATAGTTATGAGTCCTGCTGCTTATGAAGCACTTGCAGGGCAAGTTGATGGAAACAACAACTTCATGCTTGGTGCATCAGCATTTACAGGATCTCCAACTATTTGGGGATTACCTGTAGTTAAATCATCACAAATTGGTGGAGCAGTATCTTCATCAGTTGATGTTTTAGTGGGTAAATTTGGAGGCTCTTTAGCAATTAACCATGTATTTAGAAGAGGAATGGAATTACAGATTTCTGACTCAGCTAAAGATGGGGATTTTGGTAAAGACATCCTTACAGTAAAAGCTTCTTTAAGATATGCTTTAGCTGTGTATAAGCCACAAGCTTTCACATCTATTGCAGATGTTGAATAATAAG